AAAAGAAAGAATTAGTGAATTTGATGTACAAGCTAGTTACGATGCAGATGTAGCAGACGCTAAGGTAAGGGGTAATCTTGTTAGAACAAATAATATAGGAGAGTCAACAGGTAAACTTACACTAGCAGAAAGAATGACTAGTGGTGTTAGAGCAGGGTTTGATAATAGAGAGAAAGATATTATTGATTCAGTAGGCGGAGGTACTCTAAGAGACCCTTCACCTATAGAGGGTGGCTTTGAAAGTATATCATCTGGTAAAGGAGAAATACCTTACTTACTAGCAGGTGAGTATGGTATAGAGTATCAAAAATTAAAAAATGACGCAGAGAAAGGATTTGCAGATTATTTGAAATCTAATAAATTTAAAGTAGATGGTACAAATATGTACTTATCTTCTCAAAAAATTAATGAAGTAGGTAACTTAATATTTCCAGAAGGTGTAAGAGATGGAAATAATATTCGAGGATTATCCTCCCAAGAAGTTATACAAAATGTAAATACTATTTCTGAGTTATCAGGGATATCACCAGACATGGTTATTGAAGATATACTCAAGCAAAAATATCTAGATAGAACATATGGCGGTACTTTTAAGTATCTTGGAGTGCTAGAAATGATAGACAAAATGGACAAAGCAGCAGAGGCCTATGAAGGATAATGGCAGGAGAAAAATATAAAAAACTCCTAGAAACCAATCCAGAAAAAGCAAGAGAAATAAGAGACAAAGTTTTTTTTGATAGTGGTAGAAAAATATATAACATAACTACTGATAAGTTAGGTAGTATAGATTCACTTAAAAGAAAAGAGAAAGAAGTATCTGATTATAACTATGTAGACGATGAGGACTATGCTTCAAAGGTAAGTATAGGACAGGCTTTTAAATTAGGAATATTAGATACGGCTAGAGGTGCTAGTCAAATTACAGGCTTAGGTTTTGATAAACAAACCATGCGTAAAGAACAACAACAACTAGTCAAGTCTATGCAAGGCGAAGGCGGTGGAGCAGTTAAGGCTGCTTATTTTGCAGGTGCTATTCTTGACCCTGCTTCTTGGTTATTACCATTCGGTAAAGCAAAAACATTATACACTATGGGTAAGTATGGCATGGTCTCTGGGGCTGTTGCAGGTTCTGCAGGTTATGTTGATGAGGACATGGATAGTATTATTGGAGAAGGAAAAATTACGAGAGGTGAACAGGCTTTATTTGGAGCAGTAGGTGGTGGTGTTATAGCACCTGCCATAGGTGGATTAAGAAACTTAGGAATAAAAGTAACAGGTAGTAAGAAAACTATTACTCCTATAGGTCAGCCTGACCCAGAAGGTTTTCTAGGTACTGTATTTAATCTTAAACACGTCAATACAAAGAAAGCACTACTAGATAAAAGTATTAAGAAAGTAAAGCTATCATCAGCACCAAAAGTTACAGAAGGTGAAGACTATGTTGGAGGCACAAGAAAAGGTGATAAGGCAATATTTAAAACTGAAAAAGATGAAAGGGTAGCTACCTATAGACCTGACAGTAAAATAGGAGACCCCTCTTCTGATGTATTAAAAACAGTAGAAGAGCAGGACTTGTTAAGAAAAACAGGTAAGACAAAAGCACAAATTGATGAACAAAATAAAAAAGAGTTTATAGAGAAACAAAAAAACTTTCCTAATAAGGGTATGTACATAAAACCTGTGCAATCTTTCTTTACTAAGTATGTTGCAAAACCATATCAAGAAAAAATAGGAAGACCTACATTTGAAAAAATGGCAACAGGACAAGGGGCATCTGTAACTGCAGGTGGTCTATTAGGATTTAATGTAGAGGATGAATTACCTATGGTTAGTATAGAAAATCCTTTTAGTTCAAGATTAGGCAGGGCAATGACAGGAGCTGTGTTAGGACTTGGAGGATTTAAGGCACTATCTAAAATAGATATAACTAGAAAGACAGGAGTAGATTCTGATAAAGGTGCTACATTTACAATGCCCATTACTGAATGGATGGGTAGGGGTATTACAGATAAATATAATTTACCAAGAGAGTTTGTAGCATTACGACAACAGGCTCAAGGAATGGGTGGGCATATAGCTGCTCAATTCCATGACCTTGTACAGAAAGCTAAACTTTTAAATATGGATGAAAGAAAAATTCTTTATAACATACTTGAGGGAGAAGAGATAACTAAAGTAGATTCTAAAAAAATTATGATGTTATCCAAAGAGGCTAGGAAAACTATTAATGAGTATGGTCAGATGTATGTTGATTATGGCCTTATGGATTTAAAAACATTCCAAAGAAATGGTAACTCTTATTTAAGAAGAATATATGGTAACGACAAACAAGCACCTAAGATAGGTGATGATTTAAAACCTAGAGGACAAGTTCTAAAAGTAACAGAAGAAGACTTTAATAAAAATTATAAAAATGTAAAGGCCTTCCATGAAAATGGTAAACCCATTATGGTAAGGGGCGGTATAGGTGAAGATAACCTAGTCAAACATAGAGGTTGGGAAGTATTTGATGAGGTAATAGAAGACAAAGTTAAATATAAAGTTATCAGATGGGAATATACTAAAGCTGAGAGATTAGCTAAAGGAGAGATTGAGGATGCTGCAGCAGGTATAGAACTAACAGGTTCTTATATGGCTAGTACACTATCTCAATTTAAATTCTATGACGACATATATAAAACACCCTCTCTCGGTGCATATGTTAAGGGCGGTGATGGTAAATATAAATTAGATAAAAAGTTTGAAGGTTTATCAGAAGAAGCTATGAATAAAAAAGGCTATTATAAAATGCCTGACACAGGTATCGCCGATACAAAAGTTAAAAAGTATGGAAACTTATCTGGTAAGTATGTGTTAGAAGAAGTATATAGGAATTTATTAACTGCTAATAAGTACAGAGAAGCGGGTAGTAATAGACTCTTCCAAAAATATAGGCAGTTAAATGGTATTTGGAAAGTTTCTAAGACCGCATGGAATCCTACAGTCCATGTTAATAATGTATTTGGTAATGTATTTTTCTCTGATTTTAATGACGTTCCTTTATTTTTTGGAACTAAAGGTCAGGGTGGTCTTATAGATTCATTTAAAATGTTAGCTAAACATAATAGCAAAGACCCTTACAAATCAGAGACAGTATACTTAGCACAAAAGTTTGGTGTATTTGACGCTGACTTTATAGCTAGGGAATTAAAGACATTTGATTTTGCAGCAATTAAAAATGCTTATAGATATGACGCAAAAAAAACAGAGTGGTCAAATTCTGTAGACATTGCAGCTAGAGTATATCAGGCTGTTAAAAAAAACAAAGTAACAGGTACATTGCAAAATTGGTATAGAGTTGAGGACCATATATTTAGATTAAATGCATTTCAACATAGATTAAAAATGGGAGATAGTGCTAGTGATGCAGCTATGTTTGCCCGTAAGAATTTTATAGATTATGATATTGATGCACCTGTTATAAATGCAATGAGACATTCAGTAACTCCTTTCTTAGCCTTTAGTTATAGAATTGTACCATTACTAGCAGAGACTGCAGTAGTGAGACCTTGGAAATTTGCTAAGTATGCGGCGTTAGGATATGGACTAAGTACATTAGGTGCTGAGATGGGTGGTGGAGAAGCTGAAAAAGAAAAGCAAATGCTACCTAAGTATTCTTCAGGTACATTACTTGGTATGCCTTTCTTACCTAATAAAGAAATTAAACTACCTATACAATCTAAAGAAGGACAGTCTAGATATATTAATATCCAAAGGTTCTTTCCTGGCGGAGATATATTAGATATGGGAGATAGAATAGTTCCTATGTTACCTGCACCTTTACAGCCAAGTGTAGGCATAGGTGGTGATGTATTCTTTAGTATGATAGGTTTTGACTTATTTACAAAAAGATTTGAACCTACTTCTAATCTTGCAGAGATAGGTAAAAAAATAGGTACTAAACTTATACCTAACTTCCCTTTCATACCGGGTTCTTACTCTACACAAAGAATAAATAGAGCAACTAGAGATGGTAATATATCCCCTTATAGAGAGGATGAACCTGAATGGATGGCTATACTAAATGCATTTGGATTTAAGGTATCGAACAAATCATTAGATACTCTAACAGCTACAAAATCTCTTGAGTTAAATAAAGAAATAAAAGCACTAGACATGAAATTAAAAAAGCTAGGCAAACAATTAGCATCAGGTGAGATTACTATGAATCAGTTTGATAAAAAGTCTGCAAAGATTATTGTTGAGATGCAAAAGAAAGCAATGATATTTGGAGGTAGGGTAGAGGGAATAGACCCCGCAACAATATTAGAATCACCAGAAGTATTAAATTTAAGGAATGATTTATAAGGAGAATATATGTTATCATTACTAATTAAACCTTTACTATCAGTAGCAGGAAGTGCTGTTACAGGATTTGTAGAGACAAAGAAAGCTAAAGCAGAGTTAGCTGTTACAGAAATTAAAGCTAAGACTAAGTTAAAAGAAGACCAAATAGCAGGTAAGGTTGCTTGGGAAGCATCTGCAGTAGACCAAATGAAAGGGTCGTGGAAAGATGAGGTGAGTTTAGTAGTCCTACTTTTACCTGCCGTATTAGTATTCACACCTTGGCAAGAACATATACATAAAGGCTTTGTCGCCTTACAAGATTTACCATCGTACTATCACAACTTATTATACATTGCTATAAGTGCAAGTTTTGGTATAAAGGGCGCACAAGGTGCAGCTAAACTATTTAAAAAATAAGGAGTAGATATGTCAGCAGACCTACATAAAAAAAATTTAAAAGAGCAGATTAAACAGCATGAAGGATATAGATTAGATGTTTATAAGGACACATTAGGTTTTGATACAGGTGGCTATGGTCATAAAATTCTACCTAATGAAGAGATACCTACCACAAAAGAAGGGTGGGATAAACTCTTTGATAAAGACTTTGATAAGGCTTGGTCTTTAGCAGATAAGTTTTGTGATACTCATGAGTTAGATATAAACATTAAAGCTAAATGTATTTTGTGTGAAATGATTTATCAAATGGGTAGTGCAGGTGTATCGAAGTTTGTTACCATGATTTCATGTTTAAAAAGTAAAGACATGAATGGTGCAGCAGATGCCATGCTCGACTCAAGATGGGCGAGACAAACTCCTAATAGAGCAGACAGTCTTAGTTCTCAGATGAGAGCGTTAAGTAATTAAATTATCTAATAACTTTCTACTAGAATTGTAGGAGTGTTTAAATTCATTTTTCAAATGTACTACTAATGCTTTCAACACATGAGGCAACGCTATATTTAATCTTTTTATTTTAGAATGTTTCTCCACAGGTACTCCGTACTTCTCTGTAAAAACCTTTATCAATTCTCTGGTATTCAAGGTATCCTCATCCCAATAAAACTGACCATCTTTTTGGTTATAAAATACACAACATCTATAAAGTACAAAGTCTTTACTTTTTGATGAAGTCTGGTGCAATGTTGTCATTGATTTCTGTTAGATTACCTAATGTATTTATATGTCTAGACACCTCAATAAAAGGTCTGTTAGCTAAGTATTGCAAGACACTATTTCTTTGTGCCTCTGTAATAACATAGTTTTTTTCTTTTGGTTCAGCTTGTTTATTGGCCATTGATTTCTCCTCCTATAGAGATATAAGCTGCAGCATCTATATAACTGTCAGCACTTGTTCCTGTCGTTGTTCTAGCTATCTTTAACATAGCCATCATTATAGCTACTTGTTCTGCATTGATGTTATAATCAGTATACGCAGACCATAGTTTAGCTATCTTATCATGGAGTTTTTTCTTATCTCCATAAGCTTTTGCCCTGTCTCCCGAAACTAACTTCGAGGCAGTCTTCAATATATCCTCAGTCTTCATGTGGTTTTTCCTCCAATCTAATATTATCTAATGTAAACAGTTGTTTTAAAGGTACTAAAACAAACTTTGATTTCCTATGGTCTCCGCCATAGACAGACTTATTCCTATACTTGTGTGCTAATTTTTTAATTGTTGCTACTTTAAATATTAATTTACAATATTCTTTTTCACCATCAGTTAAAATATGCATCCAAAAATCTGCTTCCGTTACTGATATACCACTCGGTTTATCATAACACTCTACCTCAATGGCAATGTTACCTGTCTTCTGCCACCAATCCCTCTCCGATTTAATCTCAAACTTTTTATTAAAGAACATATCGTGGACTTTTTGTTCACGCATCTGTCCGTACTGCAAGTCTAAGTCAAATTTCTTTAGTGTCTTTGTTTCTTTTGCTGTATTAAAGTTAGTATCAGTCATGTTGTGTACTCCTATTTAGTAGTATCTATTAATTATGTTGTCTAACAAACTAGCTATTAATCTTTCCTCCAAGATAACAAGATAATAATTATTATATTCACAAGTAGTTTCATCACAACATGAGCAGTAGGTAGAACTATTTTCTTTCTCATAGTATCTAGTGCTATTAACATAGGGTGCTTGTGGGTTCTTTGGTTTATTTATTACAAATATAATATCAACAGTTACATTATTGTCAATAACACAATTGGGATATTTTTTCTTAAACCACCTTATACATTTCTGTTGGCGGTCATTCATTAAGTCTTAGTTTAGTTTTGATTTATCAAGGTACTTAGTTAAGTCTAGTATATTTGATTCATCATCCTTACTTACAAACTCCTCTGATTTAATGGCATCCATGTTATCTGTTTGTGCAGATATCTCAATGCCTCTTTCATAAAAGGGGTCGGGGTCTTCTAACATAAGTTGTGCAGCACCTAATGCTACTAACTTACACATTTCTTTTTCGGGGGTATCGGCGATATAATTAGTAGTAATACCTACTGCAAATTTACCTTTAGTGTGAGGTTTAATTAGTATTACTATACCCTCTTCTGAATTGGTCTTTTTTTTCTTGGTCATTTGTTTCCTTTATTTTCATCTTCGTTAGCTAGGTATGTATAATAAAAATATTTAGGACTCTTAGAACGATGGTTACCATTATCATCAAAGACTTGCTGTGGTAAGTGTTGTATCTTCCCTTCCCAACAAGTTTGTTTGAAAGAACAAAAGCCACAGACACTATCTAGTCTTCTGTTACCTGTTAATTTACTTCTATAGGTTTCTTCTACATCTGTGAAGCATCTTTTAAATGGTTGGTCCTTCATCAATGCTTCTATGTTTTCTTCTGCTACCTGCAATCCTATTCGTTTATAGTCCGCATCATCTTCTGGTGGTGCAACAATACATATCTCACCTGTAGATTTATTAACTACAATCCAACCACCAAACTTTTTCTTCTCTGTATCTGCATACAAATAGCCTTGAGAGAGATATCCAAACACATCCTTATCTACAACAGCACCAAATCCCATAGAGAATTTATTCTTAAATGCCCAATCACTAGCAGATTTTATATCATAAATCTTCCCATCAATCTCAACATCATAAGTACCTGTGAGGCCACTATCAGGGAAGTATTTGTTTTTTCTAGATACTTGTTTTTGTTCGCTATCAATAACAGTACCCGAAGCTTTTAAAATTAATACAGTAAATGCTTCAATCATATCACCTAATATAAATCTAACTTTACCATTATAGGGCATGGGTTCTTTCTTTGCCCCTGACTTTTCCATTTGTAATTGACAAAGAGGTTTGCCAATACCTGACATTCTTACTCTAAATTTACTCTCTCTCTTTTGTTTAAACTGCTTACGCATTGCAGCCTTACAATCTTCACCAAACTGCTCGATTAATTCCTCACTCATCGGCACAGACGAGCCTTCCGCCTGTACCAAAAAGTCTTTAAGTTTATTTAATATATCTTCGCTCAAGCAGATTGAACTCTAGATACAGCTTCCTTGTCATCTTTAATACCTTTTAAAGAAGTGTGATATTTTTCCATTACAGAAGTATTCTTTGCATCTATATCATTCTTAAATAATTGGTAGGCTCTACCATCGTCACTATCTTCTAGTAAGTTAGAAGGAACATCTACGGAGGTTATCTTACCCAATAAAATATTGTAGTAAGTATTTCCACCCATAGTCTTCTCTTCTGTAGATAGCGATACTTTATTAGACCATAGTATCCCTTTATTTTGTAGTAAGGAATCTAAGGTACTCATAACTACAGCGTTACCACCTGCATACTTTATTTGGACAGGGTACTGAGATAGAGTTATTTTATCTCCCTTAGAAGATTCACCTTTCATATCAAGTAACCCGTACATTATCCTATAGAACTTTGTATTCTTTGCTGTTTCTTTTTGGTCGGGAGTAAGGTCGTTTCTGTTTTTTGCAGTAACATAACCACACTTAGTAGTACCTTTAGTATCAAAGGCTTCTTCACCATAGGCAACAAGTATTGATTCATTAGCAAAATTATTTTCTTTTACATCCCAAGTCATGTACTGTTGTCTTTTCATAAAAGGTCTAAATGAAACAGTCGGGGCATAGACAAATTGTTCTGTGTCCTTATCCCATATATTATAACTACCTAAGTGTTGGGTAATTTTATCTTCATTATTTCTATCTTTATGATTAGAGGTGGTTCTTAAATTCACAATGTATGAAGGCGTAGTCTTTGCACTCATACCTGCTTCTTGTCTTATTTGTTCTTCGGTCATGTCTCCGAAGATTGTTTTATCAGTCATATATATATACTCCTATATTTGTTTTAGGTCTAACCAATTAGACCCCATTTTTATTTCAAAGTCAAGAGGAACATTGAAATTTATATTGTATCTTTTGTTTATAGACTCGACAATATTACCACAAGTCTTTGTTAATAGTTCTAGTACATTAGTCACCTCCTCTGGGTGTGCATCAATAATAACTGAGTCGTGTACAGTATTTATTAATCTTGTTTTTAAATGTTTCAATGCATTATATACATCTATACAAGCTACAGGAACTATATCGCCTGTAGCAAAACCTTGAACAGGATAATTCCTTACCTGTGTAAAATAGTTAGAGCCTCCCTTAACATCTCTCAGTATATTTTCAAAGTAATATTGTCTACCGCTAGGTAATGTTACAAGTTTAGTAGCTATGGCAGTATCCTCTGTGCTAGTTTGCCAAGCTACAATACCCTTATATCTTTTCTTAAACCAAGCATAGTATGTTTTCTCTTCTGCAGTACCCGAGAACCCACCATAGAGAGGTTTAAATGTATGAGCCTTTGCATCCTGCCTACTACAACCAATAACATCAGCAGTATTCTGATGAACATCAACACCATGAGTAATATCATAGACTGATTGTTTATCTTGAGATAAGAACGCCGCCACTCTAAATTCTAACTGTGCAAAATCCATCTCTATTATAGACCCGCCCTCAAATCTAGATTGAATAACTCGTTTAATAGGTAGCTTGTCTCCTCTAGGTATGTTTTGGAAGTTAGGGTCTGAGCAAGATAGTCTACCTGTAACTACATTAGTCTGACTAAATTTAGGATGTAAGATATTATTTTCATAAACATGGCTCTTCATACCCTCAACAAAAGTAGATAGATATTTTGTTATTTGTCTATATCTTATAAGGTCAAGTAAAAATTCTCTTGCCCTTCCTGGATTTTTATCGGCGATATATTGAAGCTTAGACTCACCTACAATACCACCATTGGCATTAATATCTAGTTGAGTTTTAATGGGTATATTAAATCCTGCAATTCTAGATGAGGCAGTTAATATTACACCATACCCACTACAGTCCTTACACTTAGTGATATTAAGATAGGGTGTTTTATCTTTTTTAATTTTTCTATAAGCACCTACGCCCTTACAAACATTACATTTTGTACCAATAGTATATTGTACAGGTCTTGTTTTAGCCTCTACTAAATCTCTAAAAGTATTGGCAGGATATCTTGGAGGTATTCTTTTTATACCTTCCGCATCTGTGCCTAATCCAAATGTTATATTCCAATCCTTTTTATCTATAATCTCTTTTGAGTAGATGATTTTAGATAACTGCTCGGCACTACCAATATTATAAGGCGTATCTCCCATCATCTCTTGAACAGTTATCTCAATCTTTTTTTTGATAGAACTATACTCCGCATCTAATATTTTTTTTAGTTCACCTAGTGTGTCAGGATTTACATACACACCATTTCTTTCTATCTCCACTAATGTAATTAAGAACTCACACATCATCTCTAATGTAGGTATAAGAATTTTGTTACCTTCTCTTTTATAATCTAAATCTTGTTGTAGATATAAATCTTTTGTTATAGTAACATCATTACGCCCATACATTTCTAAATCAGACAAGGGTATTTTATCCATACCTATCCCAGAATCTATAGCATTTGAAAGTGTAGCATACTTAATTCCTATCTGCCTTCTTCTGCAACATTCTGCAAGACTAAGTGGTTTTCTTTCTCCTTTAAGTAAGACTGACTCTGCAATCATAGTATCCCATAACTTACCCTCATATTTAAATCCACATTCTAATAACCAAGACAAATCAAACTTTAAGTTATGCCCTACCATTAAAGTTGTCTCATCTAAAATATGCTGTAGCTTGTCATGATTTGATTTAATATCACCATTGTAATCATCATGATGAAAAAAGAAATATTCATCGTTCACCCCCACACTAACTAATTTGTTTTTTAAATTATATGGAGTGTTGTCTCCATCTTTTGTAAATGTTGTCTCTATATCTAATACACTAATCATTTTTCTTTACATCCTCTTTTACAAATTTGTCCGCTACCTTTTTTAAAATCCTATCTCTTAGTTCTTTGTTTTGTTTTTTAGTAAGGCCCTCTATTTCAAAAATAATATGCTCGTCGACCCAAGTTTTTTTATTTTGTTTTTTCATTAATCTACATACCTCGCTTTGCTAGGCATAATCTTACAAGGAATAATACCATGCCAACCTGTTAATTTATTTTTACTAACGCACAATGTTCTAGTAAAATCCTCATCACCTTCCCAATCATCCTTCTTACCTATGCCTATAATTAAATCAGCCTCTGCCGCCTTACCTGTCTTACTACCCTCCATGTTATTAAAGCTTATGTGATTTTTATCATGAGCATCACTACTCGCTTGGCATATTCCAAACATACATACATCCCTTCTACTAGCTATATCTCTAGTTAATTTATATAACTCTCGTAATTTTTCATGACCACTATCGAACTTATTTACAAGTTCTACTTTATCTAATTGGTCTATGATTACTATGTCAGGTTTATGTTCTTCACAATAAGAGTCTATACCCTCGATATTAAAATCCTTACAATCATACACATGAATTTTATCTCTTATCTTTTTCCATTCTGTGTTTGCTCTTTCCGGGTTCTCATCTATATGTTCTCTTGTCATGTCCGCACATGATTGTATCAGTCTATAAACATTACGACTAGGCTGTTCTTCATTGCAAAAAATGGCGATATGATTGACTTTTTCTTGATGTGCAAAGCCATTAGCACCTCCTACCATGTTCACCCAAAAGGATGTCTTACCTGATTCTGGTCTAGCAAATATAATTGCAAAGTGTCCTTTGCCAATACCCTTAACATGAGTACCTAATAAACTAGGGGCATTAAACTGAAACAACTTTGTGTAGTCCATGTCTTTCATTAGTTCATACAAGTCTTTAGTAACTTCTTGAATTGTATCGCCGATAGATTCTTCTTTATCTAAAATCTTAGATACTGTAGATAAATCTTCATCACTAGTACCTTCATATATCTGCAACAATTTCTGTGCAGCTTCGTGAGCAGTTTGTGATTTGTGCATTTGTTGTATGGTATGTACAACATTGTCTTCATTTATTTCTACTCTATCTAAATCTTTTATAACATCCATAGCCTTATCTTTATTAGACTGTGTTAGTGTAGGGTGATAGCTAAGATAGTTTAAATATAAATCATCATGTAGTATTTCTTTGCAGTCAGGTAGGTCATGAAATGTTTTACCAACTACTTCAAACACATCAGCCAGATTTGATAAGCTACTTCTATTTATTTTGTTTTTGTATTGGAGATAAAATTCCCTCTTTAAACATAGTTTTATTATCTTTAGTGCCATTAAATCGTTCATCTTTTTCTGCTAACCTCTCAAATCTTTTTACAACATTATTAAATCTCTCACTTAATTTTAAAATATTTATTGCTTCTTCATTAGTCATCAATATCATCCTCCACTCTAATTCGTGCCACCTTATCCTGCATAAATTCATGAACATCTTGATTAAATTCTTGCATACTTACAAGGTCTTCTATAAATAAATTATTTACTTTACTTTTAACAAAGGCATCTACATCAGATACATTTGCTCTAACATTTAGTCTATACTCTATCTCTATAGTAGCGACTATCTTCTGTGGTTTAAATGGATTACCCATTACTCATCTCCTTTTTTTCATAGGGTTTATCAGGTAGTTCGGACAGTATTTCTACAGGCTTAGTATCCTTACTTAATAATTCTACATTCCTACCTAACTTAGCAGTTATAACTCCCTTAATTAATTCAGCAGTCTCTTCTTTAGAAATCTTAAATGGTCTTATATGGTAGTTAAAGAAGTGTGAATGATATCCTGTCTGAGATATATAAGGTACTGTAAATTCTGGTTTTACTTTATGGTTATCTTTATCAGGACTATCGGCGATAGAATGAATTTCATCTCTAGTCATCTTACCTTCTTCCCACAACACATCGTACTCTTCTAATTTTATATTATGAAATGTAAGGTGATAACCCCAATGCTCAAAATCACTTCTAGTTTTTTCATTGTATATCACCCCGTAATCTGATGTTAGTTCTATGTGTGTAGGGAAACCTGCCACAGCTACTTCACCTTTGAAATGTATTTTACTATACCACCCCATCTTTTTTATCCTCACTTTCTTTTTCTAAATTCATCATGGATTTCTTATCTGCTAAACTATTTTTATTCTTAATAAAATCATCAACTGACATATTAAGATGACCTGTCCTATAGTAAAACAATTGCTCATTCTTATTCTCAATCCTCTCCTGTAAAAATTGTATAAATAATTCTTTCTCTTCTAGATTTTTAGTAAGTTCCTTAATTGTTTTCCTAGAGGCTCGTGCTTCCTTCCTCCACTTATCTGTCTCTTGTTCTATTGTTGTAGCCATTATATTAGCAACTCCCTTATCTTTTCTGTTGTTAAATATTTTAAATCTTTAGGTATAAGTATTATCCTAGTATCAATACTATATCCTAGCTTTTTCTGTATGTCAAAGGTCTTACCATTTGCATCTGGGTCTAAGCATATAAATACTTTTTTAAATTTACCCTTAATAAAATTGGTATGGTCATCAGTAAGTGTAGTACCCATGATTGCAACACCTGTATGTATCGCCGATACACTACAAGCAGATACACAATCCTCTACTATAACTGCTGTGTCTGTTATGTTACCTACAACAAATGGAAACTTACAAGTATTATATTTAAACCATCTTGGATTTTTATTAGACAATGACCTACCTACTGCACCATAAACTATACCATCAATGTCTATAAGAAATACAACTCTATCTTGCTTAACATCATAAACAATCCTAGCACCGCACTCGTAAGGACTGACATTGTATGCTGATAAATACTTCATAGCATTTGGATTAGGATATACAGATACAAAAGACTTAGGTATTTCAAAAGGTTTAGACTCACCTGTATCTTTTTTATTAAACACATATCGCATTTCTTCTGCAGTATATCCCTGATTATCTCTACCCTTATGTTCACAAGATACATGAAAACAATTCCACATTAATTTACCATTAAGTTTTCTTATAGATAAAGTATTTCTATTTAAACAAAGAGGGCAGTCCATTCTTAGACTACCCCCTTCCTGAATATTTAAATATGTATAGTCAGCATTTTTCAAATCAGTTGACTTTATTAATATCTAATAATTGACCTGTAATATTTCCCATCTGCTTACTACCCTCGTAAAATCCTTTTAAGTATTGTTCCTCTAATACAGCATCTATAATAGATTGTAAGCTGTCTCTGGATTCTTCACCTATTACATTAGTAAGATGTTTACTACTTAGCATATCTTTAAGTAAGTCTAGTTTAGTTCTCATGTTTAAGTCCTCTCGGTAAATCACCTATGCTGAAATCAAATTGTCCTGCATGGTATAATAGTTTAGCTTCCTCGCCTATCTCTGATGGTATTTTGTTTAAAGAGAATAACCTAAAATGTTTAGGCTCTTCTAGGTATCCTACTTCATACATACTACCACCAAACTTGAGTAACTTTATACTATCGTATCTGATAGATGTAAAGTCATGAGGCTTCTGCTGATATTTTAGATACTTCTTGTTATAAAATTCTTTACAACACATACCTAAATCATTGACTGCTATCGTAGCCATTCTATCGCCGATAGTTTTTATTTCACCATCAACAATAGACTTGTATTGTTTGACATCAAACCTAAAGATACCCTCTCTAAATGTGCCTGTCTTCTTCTTTATAAAACCACAATAGAAAAAGCCGTTACCAACTGCATCCTTAATAGCATTTTTGATTGGTTTATCTATCATGTTACTGCTTACTATTTGCATTGCTCTTACCTTTCCGTAAGTCATAACTGTGTGTCATAAACAGTATTGGCTTTGAAGTCTTATTCCAACACAATCCACAGCTACCACAGCTACTTGTTTGACCTGCTTGTTCTGGACAAGTAATACCATTCTTAGATATCTTATCTGAATTAGCAGATAGTTTATATCGAGGGTAGTTAGAAAATCTTACTGACCACCTATCCCAATTATCTCTATTCATCTGTGCAATTCTATCGCCGATAGATTCTTTAGGTGAATGAGCGGTGTACCCATAACAGGCTATGTTAGGATATTTGTCAAGCCATTTGACCCATTGCTCAACATATTTTATGTCAGGGAAATCCCCTAAGACATGGAGTCTGATTAATATTCCATAAGGTTTTGTATTAAGATAGGCTAGTTCCTTATCCATTCTCTTTATAAGGTGGCTATCATACTGTAGTCTGTGTGCAAATGGCATTGTGTTACCATAACAATCGTACCAATGGACACAGGATTTAGGACAGGTTGCCCTCTCTTCTAGTGTAACAGTATAAATGCGTCTGCCTGTATGCCTACCCTTACTAACCCACTTACCTAACTTCTTATTTGTGCTAGGCTTAATGACTTGATAAGGGTAGTCTCTCACCCCGAAGACATTCGCTTTATACTTAGTTCTATTTATTATCATGAGATATAGGTATCCAAACATTATCACGCTTAACAGCGTACATATCGGATACTAAGACAGAGCCGTATTCCCTATCGCTTTCATTATACATAATAGGCACATCACACAATCGTATATCTCTAGTCTTATACCCATCTATAATTTTTATCTTACAGTTAGGCAAAACAGAAGAGACACCTCTCGGTTTTGTAATTACTATATCATTCTTTTTCAAGTTCTTTGAAGTTATCGTATATCCCACCACCATATCAGTCCTCCTTGTAGTTGTTGTTACTATATTTAGCATTGTACTTACCTTTCATTTAAGTATATCGAGGGTAGTTTTCACAGGGAATTATCCTCGAGGCACTACCCAAGCCGTTTAGGGAAGAGGTAGCATATCTGCGTCACCCTCTTCCCAATGTTCTTAGCGTTGCGTTTCCAAATACTAGGCATAGCTCGATAGGTACGAACCCTAAGAACGAAATGGCTTACACCTCCAAGCACCTCTAGTATTTAAGTAAAGTACCTATGCGTGGGCTACTTCTACCCTAC